GTGTATCAGCTAAAGATATTGTTGGATTTACATTAAGATTTAAAACTGGATTTACTTTTATAAAGTGTGTATCAGCTAAAGATATTGTTGGATTTACATTAAGATTTAAAACTGGATTAGCTTGGATAAAGTGTGTATCAGCTAAAGATATTGTTGGATTTACATTAAGATTTAAAACTGGATTAGCTTGGATAAAGTGTGTATCAGCTATACTTATAGTAGCAATAACACTTTGAGCATGCCAACCATAATCACCTGTTGTAAATGTCACTTGTGCTAAACCAGAATAAACACCATCATAATATGTTCTAGCGTATAGGATGTATTCTGTATTATCTGTTAAGCCTTTAATTTGAACTATGCCTTTTTCCTCTTGAGAGTTAATTTGTTTTTGGTATGTTATTGGTTCTACATTTTCTATTTCATAATAAATTCGTTGGTTGGCAAGTGCTTTCCATACATTATTATTTTTTAATCTAAATTGTACTATTGTTCTGTATTCTTTAAGATCAACAAATGAAGGTGCTACCATTTTACCAAAAGTAATAACACCATCTTGTACTAAACAATCAAGTGCAACATCTATTCCTGTTTCTGGATCTCGCATAACAACATCTGTTAAATTATCTGAACCTATATTAAATTTTAGATAGTCTGCCATGCAATCACCTAATTTCTTTTATTATATAACGGTATACGTTGCTGTAACTGTAACTTTTGTTGCTGGCATTAGTGAAGGCACTTCAGTCCACCCACTAAATGTATACCCAGCTCTTGTTGGATCAGCTGGTGCTGTAACACCACTTAGATCTGAATCATAGTCATAATCTGCAGTTTGAAGAACTACAGCATCCCAATCAACAAACTCTAATGTATACTGATTAATTATATAAGTTGCTGTAACTATGACATCAGTTCCAGGCATTATTGCAGGAACTACCGAGTCCCATGCATCAAATGTATGTCCAGTTCTTGTTGGGTCAGTTGGTGCTGTAATACCACTTAAATCTGCTCCTAAGTCATAATCTGCAGTCTGTAGAACTGTTCCATCATAGTTTATATATGCTACAACAGTTTGATGATCTGTTGTAAATATGTATCCTGTTGTTCCTACTACTTTTGCCCTTATTACACCTTTTGTAGTTTCAGTTGCATAAGGTAAATCAAATACTGATGTATCAAGTGTGGTTAGATCAACACTCAAACCAAAATATATCGGTGATGATAAGTCCCCACGATCAAATATAACATATAGTACTGTGTCTATTGGTGTGCTAGTTTCAAAGCTTGCTTTATTCATAATTGAACCGGGGATCATCATAGGTTTAGCTATTGGACAATCTGTGTCTGGTACTCCTCTTTCAGTACTACCATGAATTGACGGTACTCTTACACGGAGTCCATATGTTGCTACATCTGATTCATCTTTCATAATCTCTATAACTTTAGCAAAGTAAAATTTATTTTGATGTTTTTGTGCCATTGTACCACTTACTCCTCTATTACTATGTCATAAGATTCTCTTACGAGATTTAATTTAGTTATAAAGCCACTTAGTCCTATGCTCTCTTTAATAAGTACAACTTTCCATAGTCCTTTTATAATATTGTCAATGCCATCTTTATTCTTGACTTCTAGGTCTATAATATCTTTTGGCATTATTTTATGATTACCTACTACTTCTAGTTCTATAGAATTAATAGCATATATTGCTTGTCTAATTTCATTAAATATTCTAACATCTAAGTCTTTATCTGATGCTTCTTCCATATCTACGAATTCTATTACTAAGGCAAATTGATCTTTATCTGGTACCGGAAGATTTGCTTCTTCAAAGTATCCTGTTATAGCTTCCCATTTGTTTAGTACTTTAGTATTGTAGTACTCAGCTAAACTGACATCATCTAGTGCTAAGTATGCTGATGCTGGTGCAGCTACTTCTATAGTTAAACCTTTTATAAGAAATGTATAATCAATTGTATTTGTTAAACTGATCACATTACTCTGTTCAGATACACCATATTTATAATTCCAAACACGTCTCTTAGTTGTACGATCAGCATATTTATTGAAATAAAACTTAGTTCTTTCGTCCCCTGGTGGTTTAAATAGTGTAACGTCCCAGAAGACAGTCTCTGCAGACCATGAACTTGTTACTGTTGTTTTACATATTGGTAATATTTTATTATATATAAACTCTGCATCTGGTTCATCTGGTAAAAGGTGAAGTGGCCATGGTAATTTAAGATCCCCAACATCTATGTTTTCATATAAATAGTGTGTACCTCTCGTATTTGTTTGACTTCCCATATCCCAGTCATTACGTTTTCCCATGCGAATGAGGATATCATTTATACTTGAGTCAACTTTGTATATTTCTGGCCCAAATTTAGTAAGTGATTCCCTACCTATAGCACCTACTGATGAGATACTACCTAAGTTATTAAATGTTGATTTAAACTTAACTATATTTAAAACATATGTTGCTGATAAATCATTTTCAAAGCCATACTTAATCTGTAGTTTCCCACCGTTAGATTGAAACATTGTGAGTAACGCGAGACCTGTTTTATCAAACATGGTTAAGTCAATGCTTGTAAGTACACCAGCTTCAGTTTTACTATTGAATCTGTTAAACGTTAAATTTAGTAACCCTTGCTGATTAATATCTATTTCTTCTTTATTACCAAGGCTGTCTGTGTATTCAAGAATAACATTAACTGCTCTTACTGATCCACTAGTTGCTTGCGCCATACTTGTACACCTTCTCCCACATTTCTAACATATCATTTACTGTTAGTGTGATATCATCTATTAGTGCATCTTTCTCACTCTCTAACATATTTTTATCTACATTATCATAGTAACCTTCTATGTAGTCTGTGAAATCCTCTAGAAGGTCATCTAAATTCTGTTTAATAGTTTCATAATCTGAGAATCTGGATCTAGGAACACTAAAGTCTGTTCTTCGTCCCTGTGTTAGATCTAAGAATTCTATATTATCTAAATTTGCTACTGCTGTTTTGATGTTATACATATCTTCTGAACTAGGATCTAGACCACTTAACATAGTAAGTAGACTACCAAATCTAGACTGGGCATTATCAAAGTATAGCTCTGTATAATTTATATTACTTTGTTTTTCTATATCTGAAATATTATCATTAAGTATAAAATCTGAAATAACCATGTCATACCCTATGAAACTTGATAGAGCTGTAATAATACCTGTAGTAGATTCATCTATTCTAGTAGTATCATGATACACTGCAAAACTAACTTCATCATCTGCTATTTCGTCCCCTGTTACCATTATGGCTACAGGATATATTTCTTCTACTGTAATAGTAAATGCAATATCTGCCATAATGTATCTACCATTTCTAAATGGTTTCTTCCAACTTATACTTACATTTACATAGCCCCAACCTGTTATCTCCCCTATTTGAAAGTACACACGTTGTGCTCTCATAATACCTGCATCATCTATATAGGGGTATGCTAATGCTTTAAGATCATCAACAAATTTACTAATGTCAGTATATTCCTTTTGATCTAATGCATCTTCATGCATGCTTAATGTAAATGCATAAGTCATGTCTGATCCACCTGTGTAGAGTTGTATAGGTGACATTCTACCTAGAACTTGCTGAGCTGTATACAGTGGTGTATAGGCATAACTAAGTTCTTCTGGTATAACATCTTTTACTATTATTGTTTTTGATTCCGTACTATCATCAAGTCCTTGACGATCATATGGAACAAATGTAAATAGTAATGTTTGTAAACTATTAGTCATTGTTATCCACCTGCTCCTGAAAAGATTTCATATGTATATATATATGTTTCTAATTGTGTTTCTAGTCCTACGTTATCTTTTTGATATCCTATTATTTCATCAAAAACAGCGATCTCATCAGCAGTCATGATTAGAACTGCTCTAGCTAGTGGGGTAAGTTCAAAGGCATCATATGTGTATACACCACGTTCTGGTACAGGAAAATCTGTGCCGTTTTGGTCATTAATATTGTCCCAGTATATTTTAAAGTTTTCTGATGGATTCAGGTATTTATCTACTAATTCACGAAGATCATCTAATCTATCTCTAATATTGGCTACTGCATCTCTATAAGAAAGTGCATCTACTAATGATATTATATAATAGTATTGTCGTAGTATTTCCATTAAACTTGTTATATAAGGGTGGATTTTGTATCTTAATGTATTTTGATCAGTGGTATAACTTAACTGTTCTAAATATCTTTCATAATCTACTATTTCATCATCTGCTACTCTAGTTTCTAGGTACCACTCAGCTAGTCTATCGAAGAAGACATTTTCACCAGGTTCTACTTTTGTACCACCTGCTGATGTTGCTGTAAATGGTGAATCACCATTAAATGTAACTGCAGGTAGATTACTTGCAGTTAATGTAGATTTCCATAACATTGATAATTTCTCTTTAGTATAATTGTATTCATTTAAGTAGTAGTCATCACTAAGAAAGTCAGATACTAAGTCTGCTACAGGCTGATCTAACTCTGATGTATCTAGTATCATACTATTCCCATAGTCTTCAGAGAAAACTTGTCCTCTGTCTGTTGCAAAGATCTCTGTACTTTGATTATCAAATAGTTCATGGAATATAAATGTTATTGAAACATTTGCCATTTTGTATCTACCATTAGAAAATGGTTTTTTAAATATTATATTTGTTTTGATGTGACCTTTACCGGCAAATTGTGTACCTAGCTGCATATATACAGAAGGTCCTTCAATAGATTCACCTGATATATCTGGACGACTCATATCTTTTAGTCTGTCTATGAATCTATATAGATTACCATAAAGTTCTGCATCTGAGCGTTTAAAAACATCTTCATGTATATCTAAACTAAAACTAACCGTTTTTTCTGATCCACCTACATAAAAATTAAGTGGGTGCAGTATTCCAAATGGTCTCTGTTTAACTATTGTTTGTGAATACTGTTCACTAAGTGTATCTGGTATTAATGGTAGTCTTATACTTCTCTTTGTATGAAAATTAAACATGTATAATTCTTGCTCTGTATCTAGTACAGTTAAGCTGTCATGCATGAATTTCTGATTAGCAGACCAAGGTTTGTATAGATAGTCTTGTGACATGTTATAATCCTCCTTAATCAATAGACGCTTTCGTAGCTTCTATTGTTTTTCCTAATACTATTACTCTTCTATTTTCTTCATAGTTATCATCTAATGTTCTTTTTAGTACATCTGTTTGTGCATTAATTGCATCAACTATTGGTTCTCCTGTTAAGAATGAAGCTCCTGAATTTGCTCTAGCTGATTCTCTTCTTTGTGAGTCTAATTCTGATATTGCTGATTTACGATCTTCAGCACCTTTTATTGTATTAGCAATACCAATACCAGCACCAATGATTCCACCGATTGCCGCACCAGGTATTCCACCAGCCATAACTCCGGTTAATGCTCCGCCACCTATGCCTCCTACAATGTTCATTGCTCCGCCACCGATGTTTGCTTGGCTATTAGTTAAATTTTGATTACCTTGTATCTGTCTACCTGCATAATTAGCTCCACCAGCTATTGCTAAACCAGCAATACCTCCACCTAGTCTTGCACCATTAGATAACATCATTGGGTTTGTAGCCATCATGCCACTTTGTCCCATCTCTGTTCCACTAATACCACCTAAACCTTTAAGTAGAGAACCTGCTTTACCTCCACCTAGTGCATTTTGTCCTATAATTATGTTTAATTGTTTTGTAATAGTTCCTAGCATTCCACCTAATCCATATAGACCAAATTCCTGCATTGTAGCTCCAGCTGCTTGAGATCCCCATGAGTTTTCCCACCAGTTGTCTAATCGATCAGTAACTGCCATTTTTAAGTTAGCTAACTCATCTCTCATAGATGTATCAGCACCAGCTAACTTACTCAAAGTACTATCATTATATTCCTCTAAATTATCTCCATGTGTAGTTATACGAAGTAACTCATCATCAGATAATCCAAATGTTGATCCAATACGACTCATATACTCAGCTCTTACATAATGATCATCTATACCATTCAAAGTTTTCTGAATACCAGAGAATAAATCTTTAGTAGCTCCAGCATAATCTTGGCCTATCATTTTTTCTTGGAAATTACCTGTGTCAAATCCATCTAATAAAGCTCCACCTTCATAAATACCTGCCATTTCTTCCATGGTACCATACTGAGATGTCTTAGCTAGATCTGTAATAAATGTAGCTGATGTCAATCCTATATTTGCAGACAATGCTGCAGCTCTCATAAGACTTTCATTTGCTGTAATCTGTGCACTCATGTTACTTCTTGAAATGAAGTTATTTGAATCCATCATATCTGCTACAGAACCTTGAAGCATACCTAAACTAATACCGAATGTATCAGAAAAAGCATTCATTCGGTTACCAAGTGCGGTTACAAACGTATCTGTTTGTGCACCAAATATACGATAACTGTTTTGGAATGCTGTTAGTAGTCTTGAATCCATAGCTCCTAATGTTTTAGATAGGGTCATTACAGATCCTGCAACACTATTAAGAATTGATGGATCTATGTCACGCCAACCCTCACTTAAGAGTTTCTCTTGAGAGTTAATTAAGTCTCTTACATTATGAACTGATTGACCTATTTGGTCATTCATTCTACGTGTAGCTTCATAACCTTCTTTATATAATTGTCTATAGTTTTCCCAAGTCACGTTTGATTCAAGTTGCATTTTGTGTGAAATTTCAAATATCTTTTCATTACTTTTTATAGATTTGTCTAGTAGTTTAAGTCCTAATACTTTAGCAGCATTAATTTTCTTTAAAACTTCTACTTGTTTCTGCTTAGTAAGTAATACTTTATTTTCTTTATCAATTGCATCTTGTAAAAGATCTCCATTTTCTTTAGAGAATTTTTTATTCTTTTCAGCAAAAGTTAAAATAGTTTTTAAAACTTTAGCACGGTTTTCTTCAGACTTTACAAGCTTATTTACTTTCTTTATAACAGCTTCTATCTGACCTGGTGTTGCTATACCAGACCATGTATGGAAATTTGTAACTGCACTTTTCTTATTTTTCTTTCCGGCTTCCATTACATAATCAATAAATTTTGGTGCTAAAGTTCTTAGTGTCATATCAAGTTCTGCCATTTGTTTTTTACCACTACCTGTTGCCATAAATTTTCACCTCTTATTTTTTAGAGCGATCGTTTTCCTGGTTCTGTTCTATCTGTCTCTGTTTTTTAAGTAATGTAAACCAGTTCTTAAGCTCAAACAGTGACATGTTGTCAGTGTCTTCTTTGCTAATATTGCCAGCATATGACAACACAAACTGCAACTCCATCAAATCGAGAACTTCTCTTTCTCTCTGTTCATAGAAAGAGGTTTGAAGCTTTTGTGATAATCCATCTAATGTGTCAAAACCATATTTATATAATTCTATTATACTAACGAAACATATCGGCGTTAATGCCAATACCTCCTGTAATATCTAATTTGCATTTTTTACATGGTACTTTGTATGTTGTGTCTAAACCAAATTTTAGTACCAACTTTTCTGATAAGCGTACCAAGTCATTGCCTGGTAAGTTCTCTAATAGTCCTACAAGCTCCCCTATGGACATTCTTTTCCCATCTATAGTTTTTATCTTACTTGCTATTAATAAGATGAATGAGTACTCTGGGGGTAGGTTACGTTTCTCTTTGTGACTATTTATAGCATTCCATGTAACTTTTGTAGCTACTTGTCTAGTTACTTTCATACCATTATCTAGTTCGATAGTAATATCTAGATCTTCAAGTTCTAAAGATTTACTTTCAAAGTTTGCATAACTTACATCATGTTCTTCTATGTTACCACAGAAAGGACATTTTAATGTTTGTTTAATATCATCACCAAATGTTAGTGTTCTAGTTTTATGAAGAATATAATACTTATCTTCATCACATAATGATGCTGGATCTAAAGATGGGTCTGTTACTGTTTTAATGATTGCTTCTATTGCAGGTTCATTCAATGAACTGTATAAGGTAGATATTTCTTTACCTTTCATACCTCTTATAACAACTTCTGCAGGTGTTCCTAATAATCCGTTAGATGGTAATTTTACTCTATCAATGTTATCCATTTTTTACTTCTCCTTTAACTAATCTTATTTTTTGTGCATCAGCACTTTATACTTGTGCATCATTACATGTTATATGATGTACTAAACCCTTATATAATATAATTGGGCACTTGCAGTTAACAAGTGCCCAAGCTATGGGTGTTCTTTATTGTCAACTAAACTAACTATTTAATCTTCTACAGGATATTGTTCATATGTAGGAGCAAAACTTCTTGATGGATCGATTTGAATAGTAAATGAAATTTGTTTCAATTCACCTTGTGTAGCATCTAGCTCACCAGGATCAAGATCGGAAATCCACATACCTTCAACTAACCATTTTCTAATGAATGCTCCATTAGAACCATACTCTGTAATAAATCCTTTTTTCTTATAACCACTAGAACCTTCAGCATAACCAATGTTTCCTTCTTCCCAGTCATAAGTAATTTTAAACCAAGCAAGCAATGCACTAAGTTCATCCTGATTAAGTGTGTCAATAATAGTAACTTGTCCACCTTCCCAAGAAGCAACTCCTGCAAATTTCTTTGCATCATTACCATGTCTTAGTTCTAATACATTTAAGCTTACTTTAGGAAGGAAAGCTTTTTGAACTATTAATTCTAATGAGTTGTCTGCAGTCATTACACCACCAATACTTAGTATAAAGTTATTGGTACGTCTAACATCACCTAGTAAATTTGTTAAATTCTTAGTTGATATGATTTTGCCCATTATAATACACCTCCTGTAATATTTACATTGTAGATGTTATTAGTCTCACTAATTGTTACATTGAATGTAATATTTTCTACAACGTTAATTGGATTAAAGCTTACTGCTATTTTTAATGTTCCTGCTTCAATTTCTTCAGCAGTCATTGTGATACCTTTACCGATAGATACAACATATGTTGTAATACCTTCACTTTGTTTCATATCAGATAGATATGCTTCAAGTTGTAATTGTAGGCTATCCCAAGTCTTTTGATTATTTGGTAGGAATTCTGTTGATAAACCACTTGTAATCAGATAACGTTTAACCGCTAATGCTGTTGTTACTGCATGACTTCTCATCAGTGTATCATCTGCAACACCATATTGTGTATTTTGTGAAACAAATAATGGACCAATACCAACTCTTGAAATCATTACATTAACATAACCAGCTTGGAATAATTCTTTTTCCACAGTTGTAAGTGATCTTTCAAGTGATGTAAACTCAGGTACTTTACCATTTCTTTCACCAGCTACAGGAATCCACGGTTTAGCTTCTTTCATTAGTTTTACTTTTCTTACTAATGCTGCAAGTGATGCAGGAATACCTGTGAATAGAGACTCATTGTCTGCACCGAAATCTATAGTAGACGTAAATCTACTACCTTCACTTGTAAATCCAGAGTTAATAAATAGTTCAATCTTAGGTGAAGCATCAGCTAATGTTATTAATGGAATATCTGTTGCTGCTGCAAGTGGTGTAAGATCCAAGAATAGTTGTATGTCCCTAACACTATCATATGCAACTGCTTCAGTTACTGTAGTATTAGCTACAAAAGCTGTTAACACATCTTCATCATCATCTGCTGCGACATATGAGAATGGTGAAACAATGAATTTGTAACCTAATTCTGTAACATCTACAATGTTTGGAATATCATCTGCTAAAGTGAATGCTGTCCTATTTTCTACGAAGTATACTAATACGCTTACCCCACGATTAATTAGATATTCAAGTGCATATATTTCCTGCGCTTCTGCCAATAGGGTATCTCCAGTTGCTGGAGTTGTTAATATTGCATCTAATGCGGATACATCATATGCATCTACCTTAACTATGTCCCCTGCTACTGTTGGAGACTTTGGCACTGCATTTCTTAGTATAACTAACGCAAGTCCTTCATCATTTACTTGTGGTACTGCGCGTTCTGTTTGTACATTTACTATAATTGCCATTTACATTACCTCTCTTTATCTTAATTTCTTAAATAATTTGTTTAAATCTATATCTTTAGCAATACCTTGCTTGATGAGAGCAGAGGCATTGGGTGGTAATCTGTTACCTGATATTAAATCCAGATTTGCCATTTTGAAGAATGCTTTAATGAAAGCTAAATCATTATTAGAGATTGCTTCATTTAAGAAATCTATGTCAAACCAAGTCACTAACCTAGATAGTGTGTCTACGTTCTCATTCTGAAGCTCTATATTCTTATGTATCCGTTTCTCTAACTTTATTTTGTAGTATTCATTTACTGTACTAGTATGTCCATCTCTATAAGCATGTATAACATAGGTTGGTGCTTTACGTACATCTTCTAATTGTCGTAAAGATTTCATGTACTTCTGTCTGTCAAATACTATTAGTTTCATATGGTTGCTCCTTTACTGCTATAGGTTGTCAGGGTCTGAACCCTCAACATCAATAGTTGTTTCTATAGTTTTAATAGATGGTGTTGTTTTAAAGTTAATTAATCTTGCGTTCTCTACATTATATAATAATGAATAGTGATACACACGATCTCCATCTGTGAACTCACTCATCTCTGATGGTCCACTATCATATATTATGTCATATGCTTCATTATAATTTTCTTCAGTTTCTTCCTCAGTTTGAATAACCATAAACTTCTGATCAAGATTAAGCGCATGCATAATCTGTTCTGTAATATCATCTAAGTCTTCAGGTTTCTTTGTGTATATATCAAGTTGATATGGAAGTGTAACAACTAAGAATCTTGCCATGATTCTATCTTTTGTAGTATCATCTGATGTTAATATAATACCACGTTTTCTAGCTGCGAAATTTTGATTAGGATTAAGCTTAAATCCGCTTGGTCTATAAATAGAAATAAGTGGAAAGCTTAATGCATTTTCAAGTGACTTATCATCTACTAGATTAAATGCTACATTATATACAATGTCTGTGGCTGCATATATTGTATTAGGATACCATGCTTTAATTTTATCTGTAAATGCTATATCGAAATCTTTAAGCATTGATGATCACCTCTCTTGATGATTACATAGCTCCCATTATATACTGAATAATATGTTTAATCATTTTAATAGCTACATTATATTCTGTAATGTTAGCACTAATATTATCGTAGAATGGTCCTTTGTCACCTTTTTTATATGATACTGCTTTTTGTTTGCTATTAAAACCAAAACCATACTCTTTACCTTCATACTTAATGGTAACAACTATATGAGCTACAACTATAGTTGGAGGAGTACTATCTTGAACATACTCTGGATTTCTTTCTAGTATCTCAAATATAGAGAAATTTACAAACTCTAACTGTGAGAAGGTAGAATTGTCTTTTGCAAAATCAATAGCCCCTTGGCGAGTCCCAAATGTTGGGTAAATGAGTTCTGCTAATTTACTAATGTCTGCTAGCAAGTCTGAACTGTTTTCTGCGACTTCAAATAGTAAGTCTTCAACATCATTAAATCTATCTTCATTTGATTTTACTATTAGGTCTTTAAATACTTTTGCTTCATTGGCTAATATAAAACCATTTTCTCTAAATGATTTTACTAACTCAAATAATTCTTTTCTTGTTTTCATTAGTTCACCTTCCAAATAATAGAGTAATAACGCACTGTGTGCATTTTGAATCAGTAGTTATTTGTATAGATAACACAACTATGTGTTTATATAATATGTTATCTATACAAATAAACATTACCTCAGAGATCCGAAGATCCCTGAGGAATGTATATTTTTATTATTGTACTTTGTTCAGTCAGTAATACTTAGTCAGTAATTACAAATGGATCTGTTCCGATACCAGCATCAGTTTCGATAGTACCATATTCAACAGTTCCAGCAGTACCGTCTTTAGCGATCATGTAGATAGGCATAGCCATTGGATCGTTAACGATTGAACCAAGAACGAAGTAATCAGAGTTAACAACTAATTTACCATAAGACATTGTATAAGCTCTACGGATTTGGAAGTCATCAAGTGTTACTGGTTGAGTTGCAACTACAGGAATGTAAGGTGCAAAGATAATACCAGCATCAAGATTATCTTGTTCATTTTTATAGATTACTGCCCAGTCATTTTCGCCCAATGAAGGAACGGCAATAACTTTAAATTTCTTAAGCTTACCTACTACAGCAGGTCCACCGATTTGAACTCCTGATTCAATTCCAGTGAATCCAGGTAATGTTTCTACAACTGTTAATGCGTTAACACCAACGATTAAGATATTACCACGAACGCGTTTAGAAATTTTGTAAATATGATTAGATGCACCAATAACAGCATCCATGAATGATTGTTTGTGCATTTCGTATAAACCGTTTGCAACTCCACCAGCTTTGTTCCATACTACTTTAGCTTCTGCAGATTGCATAATTTCAAATACGAAGTCTAAATCTGTTTCACGTTTCAATTCAAACATTGCAGCTTCAGCAAGTTTGTCTTCTAATTTCACACCGAATTGAGCTTCGAAACCATAACCAGCTTGGAATGAATAATTAGTTTTGACAGTACGTGCCATAGCAGTAATATCTCTTGAGTCAACGTCAGCATTTAATTCAGGTACTTCAGTTGGAGCATACTTATTGTCATAGCTATAAGTAATTTCTAAGTCGCCTACAAATGGATTACCTGTAGTTAATGCAGTTAAGAAATTCATAGTTACTTGAATAGTAGTTGCGCCAGCAGTTACTATACCTGTATCGAATGTTTGTTCAGTTCCAGCAGCATTTGTATAAACACCATGGAAAGTTGTAGCTGTATCCCATACAATTACACAATCTTCAATTAGTAATGAACTTGCAACGTAAGGTGCCCAAATTGGAACTGCACCAGAATCATAAGCGAATTCAACACCTGTGTCAAGTGTCATTTGTGCATCAGCAACAGGAAGTAAGTTTACTAAATAACTAGTAAAGTTCTTATCTGTGTTGATTGCGAATGGAGTGATTAGTGCATCGCCTTTGGCAGTGCTACCTTTTGCTTTTCCTGCTACAGTGTTGTAGTAGAAGATCATTGCTTTTTCAGTTTTAATCGGTTGTGTAGACGCGATTTCTGTAGCAATAAGATTTGGGAAATATCCGAAGAATATATCGAAATAAGTCTTCATTAAGCCAACACCAGCACCGGCACCTGTTACACCGTAACTAGCTGCACCAGCTTGAGTTGCTTCATTAATTATTCTCTGAGCATTAACCATATTTTCCGCTAAAGTTTTATATAGATGAGTTTTTGCATCATCGAAGCCTTTAGTACGTCTGGAAATGTCTTCAGTAAGAGTTCTAGGTTTTGCAACTGCACGAGTGCTTTCTTGTTTAACAATTACTTTTTTATCCTTAGCTTTTACACTTTCGGTAAATACAGGTTGTTTAACAGCTTTGTCTGCAGCTTCTCTTTCTGCTTTACGTTCTTGCAATTTCTTTAAAATTTGTTCTCTTGTTACCATTTTTTGTTTCTCCTTTTTAGTTAATTTATTTTTATGTTCTAACTTATGGTAACTACAAACTATACTACTTTATTTTTAACCTCATTTGTTTAGAGATTTGTTTAATTATTATTATTATTATTCACCAGGTTTTAAATCTGCTAAGTATCCTAATTCTTCATCTGTTAATTCATCTAGATCTTCATCTGTTAGATTTTCTAAATCAATAGCTTCTTCTTCATCTGTTAGATCATCTTCTAAGTCATCTTCAAGATTATCTTCAAGATTATCTTCTAAGTCGTCCCCAAGGTCCTCTAAATCAATTTCAGATTCTTCAGCGGGTATTAAATATTCTTTAAGTTCTGTTAACAGCGCGAATACTTCTTTAATAGTGGGTTCTGGTTCTTCTTCGTCATCTTCATTTTCTTCGTCTTCAACGTCATCTTCATTTTCTTCGTCTTCATTTTCTTCGTCTTCATTTTCTTCGTCTTCAACATCATCTTCATTTTCAACATCATCATCAGTTAACTGTAATTCTTTTTCTTTTTCTTCATCAACGAAATCTTCAATTGCATTACCTTCAACAATTACATGATTGTGATTAATACGAAGCAGTTTAGTTTCAGTTAATTCTCTTAGCTGTGCATTAATAAGAACACGCTCTGCAATATTACATTTTACATCAAATCTGATTTTTTCGCCATATTTGTCTAATTCATAATATATACCATTCTCTTTTAATACTTTGATCATTTTCTTAGCACGAGCTTCTGTTAAGTTCATTCTATAGAATTTTCTATCTGTTGACATAATATCCATTTTACTCTCTCCTAACACGCTTAGTGCTGATTTATTTTTCTCTAGTAACTCAACTACTAGTTGAATTGAGTTATCTTTTTGTGATGCTAAATAGTTTACTAACTCTCGAGGATCCATAGTATAAATGAAATCTACATTATCTTTTACTAATAGGTGCGCAATTTGTTTCATTGTAACCGCTAATAAATCAGTGAACTTATCATTATCAATATAGGCTATTGCAACTTTAGCTTGTAATCTTAGGTTTGCATTATTATACTTTGCATATACTTCAGGATTTGCTTGCTCAAGTCCATCTTCAAACGTTGTCATAAGACCACTAAGTGAGATGAATCCAAGATTTAATAATTGATTAGCATTAGCTTTTGTCCACAGTTTCCTATTTTCTTCCTTACTAGTTTCTGTAAGGACTTCTGTGTGTTCTACTGTTACAGCTTCATCAATTTCTATTGGTTTTTGATCAATATCTTCAAGTTCTGCTTGAACTTCATATAATGCATCTTTAATTTGTTGAACAATTTTTTCACGGTTTCCACCATATTTTTTCTCAAACTCTTCATCAGACATTTTATTTGCATTATATAAACCATTTTGATACTCATTTTCTTTATCTCTTAATGCATCTACATATTTTTTCTTAGCATCTTTAACAGCATTAGCTTCGAATTTGAATGTTTGGGTTTTTTCCTCTTCTTCAGGTTTATCTAAGTTTTCAGCAAATTTAGTATAAACTTTCTCATGCTCTTTATCATCTTTAGCTAAGTCTTTGATTGATTCAGTTAGTGGTCTTAATTTCTTAGACCCCTTTTTTGATTCATTCAAGTTTGCGACTGCTGTTTGGAATGAAGGGTTATAAACAAAGTCAAATGACATAAGTTGAAAACTCTCAGGTATGATTGCTTCTACGTATCCATCTGCTTCTTCAAGTGTTTCAGAATCACCAAGTGCTCTTGACGATACACCAAGTAAGTCTCCTCCACCTTTTAGTTTTGCATATTCTAAGAATGTTTTAATTATCCTACCTTGAGGGTTATTTAGAATGTCTGCTGAACCATCCCATGAACCATCGTCATTTCTATGTACATCAGACCAAGCAATAGCAGCTTCGTTTAGTGTGAGCTCCGCTCTATCATCTAATGGGTGATCAACACTACCAAATAATGATGTAGGTTTTAGTTTACCACTTTCGTCAATAAACTTACCACCTTTACCAAATGAGTCATGTTGTGCCCATACAGCTTCAGAATATCTAGTACGATTCTGTGAGATTTGACCTTCAATTGTCATGCCTTTAACATTAAATGCTCCTAATATAGGACTATCAGTATTATATCCTTTGTCCGATTTCTTATAAGATTCTACAATCCCTACATTAAAACTCGTTTCTTTAATTAGTTTTTTAGCCATATTCTATAACCTCTTTACTTTTATTTTATTTGAAGAAGCTGTCAAGCTCAGACTTTTTACGAGCTTTCTTTTCTTCTTCAGTTTCTGGTGCATTATTATCTTTTATTTTTTTGTTAACTTTAATTTTACCATGTTTTACAAACACGTTATTGTCGTCGTGATTGCCTGTTAAGTGACTGATATCTACATTAGATAGATATGTATTGTCATCTTCAAATTTCTCTAAAGCTAAATCTACAATATATTTACCTTCGAGAATAACCATACCGAAGTCGTTAACAAAAAATTCAATGAAATCTACAATGTCATCTTCCATGGAGCTTGTGTCATTTATTTTCTTTTTATCCCATACATTTATGATATCTTTGATATTTGATGTAAGAACACTTATAACATCTGGATTCTTTGACATAACCATAAGATTTTCATCAATTGAATTCACATCTAATATCAAGTATAATCCATATAGTTCTGTATATGTTTCTGCCATTGTATCATTCCTTTTCTGCCATTGTATCGTTCCTTTGCTACTATATCATTCCTTTGTTAATGTTACTAGATCTTTTTAACTTGGTAAGCTCTCAATCCATTTTCTTCAAATTGCTTGTAAAGAAATTCTACTTGATCTCCTACGCTTAAGGTTTTCTTACCTTCCATAATGATGGCTGAATAATGCACATAAATATCTCTGTCTAAATCATCTTCACATGATATAAAGCCATAACCATTCACAGAATTGAAGCTCTTAACTACTCCACGTCCTTGTTTTGCAATTGTATTGTCTTCTGTATTCATAACTTTTCTCCTTCTGTCTTTTCGACTAACTATTCTTGATGTGTATTACACCCCTGTAAAAAAATATGCTTACACATATTAATATACAACTTCCATGTTTTTTTCGCGCGCAAAGTCAATGTTTTTGTTTTCTGATCTTATAATATTCTGCAACAAGGCTCTTATAGCCCATGTGTTTGATGTCTTTGTATGATAATCTATAGAACTTTTTACCACGGTGCCATGTTCCAGAATCCAAAAAACGAATACAAGTAACGAAGTATAGATCTAAATACTTGAGACTTTCAGTTGTTGAGATATTGGGTAAATACCAACGGCTCCAATTGATTGAATCGTCTTGATCTGAGTAAAGTTTTTGATTAATAAGGCTAATATAGTTTCTAAGAGCTTTATACTTAGGAACTCTTTTCTTTTTCATCCATATACGATACCATTTAGCACGACGTTTGAAACGACTTTTCATTTTTGCTAATGCATCTTCTGAAATGTCTGTTATATTTCCCTTATGTTTAAATCCTAAGAAGGTGATCCCAGTTCTTAGTGTCATAGTCTTCATCTTTTTGGGATTTAATCTTACTCCTGCTTCAGCTACACCTTTTTTGAAAGCTTCCAAAGCCTCTTCGCCATGTATCAAAGTATCATCTGCGTAACGTATATAATGATACTTGCGCTCATACATCAGCGTATCTACTTTGTGCATAAAGACGTTTGCTAAGATGCCGGCTATTGGTGAACCAGCCATAACTCCTTTAGTTTCTACAGTTTCAATCTTGTCTCCCACGAATACTTGTTGTTCACGTAATAGCTTCATGATAAAAATATGGAGATCTTTGTCCTCTAAATCTAGAAAGTCAATTAGTTTAGCATCTAGTAGATTAATATCTATAGAGTTAAAATAGTCTGAAAAGTCATTTTTATATACAAGATCATCTGGTTTCAGATGAAAGCTTCCTAATATGCTAAAAGCCGATCTCACTGAACGGCCTTGTGTATATGCAATACTATTTTTACAGAATGAATTATTATACTTTGACAACATATATTTTCCTACTACTTTTAGTATTGATCTATATGGTTCTGGGTACACATACACAATTCTCTTCTTGCTCGTATTGTAGTGGCTTATCTGAACTAATCTAGATAAACTAAATGTATCCATAAACTCCTTATCAAATTTTAAATATTGTTCATCTTTAATAATCTTCTTAACTGTCTTTATTGTTTTGTGATCTGGATAGTCCTTTTCTTCTTCTAATGCTAAAAATTCTTCCCAGGTCTCTCTTTGTGTTACTAACTCGTATAAACTCATAAACTACCTCCTAAAGTATGTGTAAGGCTAACGTGTGATTATTTTATCTGTCTTCCAATAATTGCTTCAATTTGATTTGTAAGCCAAACTTCCACATCTCCGAAATACTTTGCAATTAGTGCTTTAGTATGTGCGGACATAAGTGATAGTGCTTGTACTTTAGCTGCGTACAGTGCTCCTTTAGCTTCTTCTTTGTTGAAGTTACCATCTTTCTTAAGTTCTTCAACAACTGTTTGTTGAATTGTCATTACTACATCTTCAATGATTCCTACTGTAGCATTTGATACTTCTCTAAGTTCTTCATTCTTAATCTTAGAACTTAGCCAAGCTCTTAACATAATAAATCCATAACCTATTGCTCCTGTTAATACTGTTCCTAATGCTGTGTATAATATTTCTAATAATTGATCATTCATAATTTTTAGTCTCCTCTAACTTCTCTTATTTTTTATTTATTTGTTTGCTATTTTAATTTCCCTGTGGTGTTGTGTGGTTTACTTTTTACATGTGATCTACTTGCTAATTCTTTATCTATCTTAGTAAGGTGATCTTTTACATATCTTATCATTAGATCTTGTGCTTCTTGATAGTCATTACTGCTTAATAAGAATCCACCTCTTCGACCTACACCTGTTTCATAATAGTACCCTTGCTTTATAAAAGAGTCTATAATCTTATCTGATATTTCATACACTGGTCCTGGTCCTATAGCGTCTTCTGAGTATCCTTCAAGTTCAAAGTTAGTTACAATATCTGCATAAATATCGAGAACTTCTGTATCTGCACCTTTGCTTAAGTTAGTATAAGCTTCCATAGTAGCTCGTACTACTTCTAAAGAACCTTGTTCTTCAATAAATGCAAACATATCTGGATCTGTGATACCAGCTATAGTCAATGATCCTGTGTGTTCTTCATCAGTACTAATAGTGTACTCCACAAAGTTTCTACCTTGTGATTTTTCCGTTAAAGTAAAGTCCACTTTTTCCATTGCATTAAACACCTCTAATGGTGATATCTCCACAGTATAATTAGTATCTTTTAATAGATTCATATTTTCAACAAGTGCTAGATAGCATATGTTATTTTCAGATTCTACAAAAGACATATCTAAATAGTCTCCAAATGCCTCTTTATCAAAGTGTGAGTACTCAGCTCTTTCAAATTCTAAGATCTGATCTTCAGATGCTAGAACGCTCTGATCATTTCCAATAGCAGATTCCTTTAATGAATCTGTGTAGGCTTCGTGTACATCTTGTAATGGTACATTATACATTTTAAACTTTGTTGTAATATCATGTACTATACTGTGCATAAATTTTCCCATTCCTATTTCCTCGATTCTTTAATTTTTTGTTTAGCTTCTTCTGCGTCTATTTTGTCTCTTCTATCTCTAAATTTCTCTAGTGCTACCTCTGTATAGACTTTACATACTTCTGCGTACTTAGCCTCTATGTCTGAGTTACCACCGAGAGCTTTATACTTAGGAAAGATTTTATCTATATATGCTTTATCTACATCTGTAATCTCACCTGTTTTACTTAGTTTATAATAGATATCTCTGATAGATCTTTTAAATTTTTCTATTACTGATCCTTTAAGTAGACTTGTAGCTTCTCTACTTGCTTTATTAAATTTAGTTTGTGTGCTAAAAAATCTCTCAATACTACCTTCAATCTTCTTAATTTCTTGTAGGAGTTCTCTGTTAGATTCTCTTACTGCTTTTTCAATCTTATGATCTGTATCTTTAGAATAGCTATCTAACACAGCATTAACGATCTCTATAATATTCTTCACTCGTTCTTTTTTTACTCTGTTTGATAGATTCCAAATGACAAGTATGGTGCTTGCTACTCCACCAATACCTAAGATGGCTGCTACTATTTCTACTATGCTCATGTCATTTGCTCCTCTGTTTTTTAGTTTTATACCTGCTAACATGTATAAATTATGTTTACATAATATTATATACAGTAATTATGTTTTATTTGATTCCAAACTCCTGGTTCTAAAACTTTAACAGAATCAAGATTATAATGATCTTCTAATAAGTTTAGCTCATCTAGTACTTTAGTATGAACAGTGTTTTATTAAATAGTGTTTTATTAAACATTTAAGAAAACACCTCCTATTTTAATAAATCATCCATTTGTTCTTGTGTTAATATTCCACTATCTACTAATAATTGTAA